GGTTTCTGCGCCCTGCATGGCGGTTTCTGCCTGTGTAGCGGACGTTTCAGCAGATGCCTGTGCGGTTTCGGCACGTTCAGCCGCCTGTTCTGCCGTGTCGGCTGATTTCTCTGCGGCTGTGGCAGACTTAGCGGCGTTCTCTGCCGCTGTAGTCGCTGTTTCTGCGACGGTGACGGCTGTCTGCATATCTGCGTGCGCCTGCCTGCCTATGGCGTCTATGCGGTCAAGTGCGTCCATAGCCACGTCAGGTGACGGTACTGCATTATTGCCTATAGCCGCACCTATTCTCAGGCGGAAAATTCGTGATTTCTTCACCAGAATATATTCCTGTCCTGACAGTTTTTTTGCACATATTTGACAGCTGACCGTCTGCGCTGACCGCAGTATATCAGCCGTTGGCGTCCACTGTCCGCCTGTGATATCGACCTCATACTGAACGCCGTCGCCGTAGTCGATATTCAGCACATAGCGGTCTGCGCCGTCTATCTCCATACCCTCGACTGTCACGGGTCTAGCATTTGTTTCACCGACGTAGCCCAGCAGGGCGGTGTTCAGCGTTACTTCATAATCTGCATTTAATGTTATCGTCATTTACTAGCCCCCTCTTTACTCTATTGCAATATAATCAACATAGTATGTTCCTGTTGGCACGGTTCCTGTTGCCCCAGCTCCCATGCAGACGTTCAGATAGTACGACTTTCCCGAACCACTAACGTGGGTACAGTAGTTCTGATATGGTGTTGGTGCGGCTGTCTGCCGTAGCGTTGCTATAACCTGCTTAGGCGCAAAAGTCAGTCCAAGCGGTATCCGCATCAGCACATTTGCTCCCGTCATCTTGTGTTCCACAGTGCCATAGTGTATCTTGCCGGCTCGGCTCAATATCTCATCGATTTCCTCCCCGGCGTGTTGCATAGGATAGTCATTTTCTGTGATATCTTGTGTCAATGTCAAATTTTCATCAGCCATTATCTCGCCCCCTTAAAGCTGTTCTTCTACCGACAAACCTACCGCCGAAATATCGGCACTCAGTCCGCCGTCAAAGGTAAATCCTAAATTCGTTATCGGTATGTCATAGCTGTCTGCACCGTTGGTGTAGGTCACCACGTCACCTATGTCGAAACGTGGATCACCAAGTCTGTGGTATAGCTCAGTGGTGTACCACGAAAAGCCTCCTATCCTGCGCCACAAAGATTGTAGCAAAGACTCTGTCATGTATGGATTTTCAAATTCCAAAACTCTACCCTGCGTTGTATCTGTCACACCAAGCGACAGCGTTACATCATCACTCACTTTGCAGATAATGCCCACGATAGCGTTCTGTCTTTCTGACAGTGTTGGCAGGTCTATTGTGTTGTTATCAAGCGTTTTCACGCTCTTGCCATACCACTTTCGGACGTATTTTCCGTACCTGTCAACATACCCAAACTGTCCCTGAGCTGAGGCAAGGTAAGACAGCATTTGCCGCATGGTCACGTCTTTTGGCACAGAGCCGACCTTGAAGTAGAAATACTTTGAGTACAGCAGTCTGCCTTTGTTATCTCTTAGCCGTCTGCCGTTCTTGTCACGCAGCAGTCGCACCTCTGTATAGTCATTGCCGTTCTGCAATCCTAATTGTCTGCAAATGTCGTCCTCGACTGCTTTATTCCAGTTTGGCATAGGGATATGCGGCACATATGGTTTGTCCGAGAAGTACAGCCTGTCCGCCATTGTCAGCTGAACACTGCCGCCAGACTTTTTTGATTTTACGCAGGTGAAACGCCCCATTGGTATCTTTTCGTCTGAAAGTATGCCGCTAGTTTCGTAGTCTACGAGATACAGATATGTGTCATACTCTTTGCCAAGAAACGCTGTTTCAGTGTCACTTATGGTCATGTTCCACGATTGTGAACACACGGCACCCAGTTCGATGTCGTCTGAAAGTGATGTTGCCTGCATTGAGCTGTCAGCTGACATAATGTTGTCGCCTGATATAACGCCCTCTGCATTCTCTATCCACAACCTCCAAGTACGGCAATAGCTCTCGATACGCTGAGCCACAAGCTCCCCTGTTTTGTACATTCAAACGCCTCCTTACTGCATTATCAAGTCCACCGCAACGCCTTTGCAGAACTGTTTGTTCTCGTCCCAGCCGAAAACCTCATAAGTTGGGTCGCTTGCGTAAACGTCAAAGGTGCTTTCCTGAAATGTCTCATCAAGGAGCGTGATACTGAAAAACGGACTGTCAACGTTGGAGATATACTCATTGAGCTTTGCCGTCTCCTCGCCTGTGAGATGATACCATTTCAGCGTGACAGTTTTCTTTATGGCTCTTATATCGCCCACCATTTTGCAGTTAGCCGTCCGTCCTGCATTGTTCGACCATATCTTGTTGTTTGTAAAGCTCACTTCCGCAGGTGTGGCGACCCTTTCGCTGCCGAATATAAGTCCTCTGCTTTTCATTTTCTGCACCTCCTATGCCCTTATTGGCGACCTGCCGTTGCGCTTGATATAGTCGTTGATATCATCAATAACTATCTGTGTGATAGTCCTGCCATTGAGCGTAAGCGGTATGGTAACGCTTATCTTCTGATTTCCGCCTGCTCCGCCATAAGACACAAGAGCCTGCAAAACAGCCTGCGTGATAGTATCAAGCGGTGCCTCGATATTCGTGCCACGTTTCTGATCGCCCAGAACTGCAAGAAACTCAGAGTTCGGCGGTATTACTGCACCTTGAGCAAGTTTGGGTATTTCGGGGATATCAATTTGGCTTAGGTCAAAGCCAAATGTCTGACCGCCAAGATCACCGGGAAGCCAATCAGGCGTCGTGAAGCTCAGCTCGTTTATGCCGTCGATTATCCAATTTATTGCGTCCTCTACTGCACCTGTCAGACCATTTATAAGCCCGATTATCAAATTAATAGGTGTTTTTGCTATGTCAACAAGTGCGTCCCATACGCCTTTGAAGATCTTCTTTACACCCTGCCAAGCTTTTTTCCAATCACCGGTGAATACTCCCATTATGAACAGTACAACACCTTTAAGTGCTGAAATGATGTTCTTCACGGCGTCAATTATATTGCTTATGACATTGCCCACTGTCTTTATTATCTTGCCAAGCACACTGCTGACTATCGGTCCAAGTATGCTCACAAGCCAGTTCACAACAGGTGCTATGGCTTTGTTGTAAATGCTCAGAACGCTTGTGATAAGCGTTCCAACAAAGTCGAGAAACTCATCAAGCAGAGGTTTCAAGTGCTCCGTCCAAACGCTGTCAGCCACGTCCATGAGCTTGTCAAACACAGGTTTCAAGACCGTTTCCCACAGGTTGAGAAATATGTTCTTTGTGGTGGTTATGCCCTCATTTATGCCGTCAAATATAGGCTGTCCCCACTCGTTCCAAAAGTCTGAAATACTTTGCCAAGTATCGCACCACAGTGTTTTTAAGGCGTTTAACACAGGCTGTGCAACGCCGTTCCACAAGGTATCGAAGATCTCTTTTATGTTATCAAACAGTACGCCTAGCGTGTTCCATACCTGCGTGCCAAAATCCGCCATTAGGGGTAATCCTACAGTGAGAAAGTTTTGCAGTATAGGGAACACTGCCATATTCCAGATATCAGAAAACACCTTGTTGAAGCTGTCAAAAAGTCCTATGCCTATCTTGCCAAGCGTGCTGAAAGCGGTCTGCATAAGCGGTGTAAAATCGTTTATAAAATAAGCTTTGAGCGGTTCGGAAAGCGACTTTATATCGCTGAAAACTCCGCCGAGTATCTGAGCAAGTTCAATGCTCTCTCTTTCAAGTCCGCTCCATATATCAGCGAAAATAGGCTTAAAATTCTTATCAAGATAGTCTGCAAGCTTTTCAAACTGAGTTCTTACTGATTTGAAAAAGTCAGACAGCTTTTTATCTGCCTTTCCCGTATCCACCTCAACGCTAGTCCCGGAAGGCTGCATTATCTCCCCGGCTCCGCTGACCCCAGTGCTGTCTGACTTGCTCTCATCATTCAGCTTGTTCATCTGGTCAAAGCTTGCAAGAGAGCCTTCCTGTGCCTCTTGAGCCTGCTGTGCATTGTCGGCTATATCGCTGTAATTATCCGCCGCCTGAGAGGTGCTTTTCACTATGCTTTGAGCCTCGTCTGCACTGTTGCTTAGTTCAAAACCGAACGCCTCTGAGAGCGCCTGCGCCGCACCCTGTGCCAAAGCTATGAGCTGTGAAAGCAGACTGTTTATCGCCTTGACAGCAGGCAGAAGAACGTTCATCAGCACAGTGCCGATAGTCGCTCCGAACTCTTTCCATTGCTCAGAGAGTATTCTAGTTTGATTCGCCCAGCTGTCAGAAGTCTTTGCAAAGTCCCCCTGTGCAAGAGCCGTCTGTGACATAACGTAGTTGTATCTCAGTTGAACTTTTTCAGCCTGCGACATATCGGCAGTTGACTTCGTTATACCCTTTGAAAGCGCATACGCCTGCAAGTTGGCGTCCGTCATAACGATACCGAACTGTTTGAGGGTCTCAGTTTCGCCTGTAAAAATTGATTTCAGAGCCGTGCTTGCCACGTCCTGACCAACGTTATAAAACGAAGCCATATCCGCCGACAGCCCTGTAAGAGCCACAGCCATATCGCTTGCACTGTCATTGGCAAGCCCCATTCCTGCCGCCATTGCCATGAAGTTTGAACCTGTTTGTTTGGCAGTAAGCTTTGAAATGCCATAGGTCTTAACAGCCGTGTCAGCGAAGTCCTCCATTTTCTGCTTGGACTCTCCGAAAGCCGTATCAACAACATTTTGCACTTCCGCAAGGTCTGAGGCTGTTTCTATGGATTGCCTGCCGAAGTCCACAAGCTTCTTGACGGAGAATGCTGCCGTCACAGCCATTGCAAGGCTTTTAAGCTTTGGCTTGATATCCCCCACCATATCGGAAAGGCTTTTCAAGCCCTTTTCAAAGCCCTCGCTGTTTATGTTGGTGTCAAAATTCAAGCACCCGTCAGCCATTGTCATTCACCTCCCGTCAGTTGTTTCAGAAACTCTTTGTCCTCGTTTTCAGCCCTCTGCTCTTCTGCTGAGAGCTTTCGTTTAAGGTCTATCATATTGCGGTGGTTTCTGTAAAACTCCTGCTCGTATTTTTCAAGCTTTTTGCCCTTGTTAAGCTTTTGCCGTATGCCTATAACAGACGAAAAAAGCCCCTCGCCTATCTCGTTGAAATAGCCAAGAAAAGTCCACCAATGAAGATATTTTACCGTCCTCGTTTCAAAACCTGCCGCCTTGTTCACCGCAGGAAAAATAATGCTCTCGTCCTGCTCCCAATCAATAGTCTTTGCAGGCTGAACGCTTTCCTGCGGAACATCTCCGCCGCCTACAAACCAATAAGCCTTGTTGACAGCTTCCTGCAAATGCTCTCGTGGGATATCCTCAGCGTAAAGGCATTTAAGGCACACATAGCACTTTTCACGCTCGTCAAGTTCAGGGTCTGCAAAGGCTGAATAGATCCGCAGGATTACCCGAAAATCTGAGCGTATGGCATATTCTCTGCCGTCTATTTCAAGGGCTGTTGGCAAACTGCCTATCATTTCAGCAGCTCCCTGAGCAGAGCCTTTTTGTCCTCGTCAGAAAGCTCCGCCACGTTGACCGCAGGCTGAGCAACAACGGGAGCTATGTACTTCTCCGCCTTTTCTTCGAGCTTTATCTGAGTTGCCGTCTGTGCTGACTTTATCTCCTGCACCACCACCGCAAGAAGTGCTTCAAGGAAGTTCACAAGCACAGGCTTGCCGTTTGAAGCCATAGAGAACACGTTCACGCTTCCGAGCGCCGCCGTACACACATCGCTTCCAAATATGTCATTGACCATTTCTCTTGCACGCTGGTCATACTCTTTGAGGAGCTGAGTTCTGTCCTCGTTCTTCTCACGTTCTGACACTTCTTCTGCGATATTGTCAGCCTTGCTCATAGCGTCCTGTATCCTAGTGATGATACCAACGTCTGACACGTTTATCCTTATAACTCTGTTCTCGTCGCCGTTTATAGCGTACTCTTTGTAATTGCCGCTGTTAAAATCTATTGACTGCATTGACATTTTTATCATCCTTTCTGTATTATGGCAAACAAAAAGCACTCCGCTCTTGACGAAGTGCTTTCATATGTTTGTCATATAGTTTATTCTTCCGTAGCCTTTGCAAACGTTGGCACGCCTGCCGCAAAGGTGACAGAGCCTTTCACTCTGTTTCCTGCAAAGGTGCAGTTGAACGGGATATTTACGCCACCCTGCGGTCCGCCATAAGACTGCGGCTTGACTATGACATCTTCCGTCCATGCGTCATACGCACCTGTGGTCTTGTCAACGATGACTTCAAGCACGCTTGTCTTGCAGGCGTCGCCCGTAAGACGATTCATCATGATATCCTTGAGCTTTTCGTAAAGTGCGTCACCGGGCTTTGCATAGAATGTGTCAAGGTCGAACTCAGGCTCATAGCCGTTGTCCTCAACTGTGGTTTCATCGAGGATATTCTTCTTTGTGGAAGTGTCAGGGTTGAGTGCCACACTTGCGTCCTCAACGTCCTTACCGAGAAGATACCAGCTTGGTGATGAGGCGACCGCTGCGAATGTAGTGTCAAGATAATGCAGAAGATGACTTCTGTTGAGCTTTCCGCTCTTGTATGAATAATCAGGCATATGTTTTCCTCCTTTTATATTTGATACTGTGCCGCTATCTGCAATTGATACTGCACAGTATCGTTTGTGTTTTCGTTTGGTATTGCATATATCATTCCGTTTGCACAGGTGAGCTTTTCAAGAACGCCTGTCCTTTCCTCGTCCTCTGTTATGGTAGTGAACGTGGTATCTCGGTGCTTGTCTGCATAGCTTTCAAGCCACATCTGCAATTCAAGCAGTACGCCGCTGTTTGACATTCTGTCAAAGTCGTTCATAGACTGATACACCGCATAGAGAATGAAGTTATGCTGTCTTGTCTGACCGTCCAGAATATCAGAGCTTATAAGGCTGTCGCCTGTTGAGGACAAGCCGTAATTTGTTGGCGTATCGTCAGTAAAGTCGATATGGATATCGTTGCAGACCTCCGATATTTTCGGGAACTGCTGCAAAATATCTTTCACAAGCTCGATTATGTTCATTTCGCTTTGCCTCCCATTATCGCCGCCGCTCCTCTGAGTATTTGCTGTTTCTTGTCGGCTTTCATTCGCTCAAACCAAAGCTTGCCGGCAAGTGGCTCTTTAAAAGTGCTGTAAACAAGGTCTTTGTCCGTCAGCACTTTCTTTTCTCCATGTCGGGCGTAAGACGAGCCTGTAACAGAGGATACCATAAGCTTGCCGTAATACTGATAGCGTGCGTAAGGTGCAAGATACTGTATCTTGCCGCTGCCTATTTTTGTGCCTCTCGTGGCAGACTTTCTCAGATTCGTGCTGAGGGTAGGTGTATACTTCACCATATGCCTTATGCACTCGGCGTCAATAAACTTTTGAGCCTTATCAAAGCGTTCTGAATACTTGCCTGCAAAGGACTTGTCCCAAGTGATAGCCCTGCTGTCCATAGGCTGACCTATCTTCATTTCACGCTCACCTCCATATGTGGCAGACCGCCGAACATATAATCATCAATGCTCATTACCGTAACAAAGTCATACTCCGCACGGAAGGTTTTCATGCTCTCAGATATGCTCTGCGGCGTTTGATTATCGAACTCAAACTCGCATTTTCCTCTCACAAGCATATCCTTTGCAGGAGTTTTCGGTGCATTATCATCATAGAAATACACCCTTGTGCTGTCTGAGGTCTGCATACCGCTTTTCACGATACTTCCCGACTTATTCTCACACCAGTAAACTTTCTCTGCATACTTCCGCACAAATCCCTCTGTCTGCTTGTCAAAAAGATACACCGTGCAATCACTGTTTGCAAGCATTTACCTCACCCCTCTGTAAAGCAGCCCTGTTCCGCTGAGCCATTTGTACACGATATCGTGAACGGCTCTGTCAGCGTTCCGCCTGCGGATATCCGAGCTTTCATATGACTTTGACCAGCCCCCAACGCTTTCGGAAGATACCCCCTGAGTGCCGCCATCCTGCTCTGCCTTGAAGATATTCTCCGCAAGCTCGCAGCAGCACATTTTCACTTCTTCGGGGATATCGTTCTCGTCAACGTTGTCAAGGATATATCGCTTCATAAGGCTTGTGGCTTGCATTGCATAGAAGTCAAAAGCGGCAGATATGTCAGGCTCTCTGCCGCAAAGATAAACGCCTATATAATAGCTCTCGCTCGCA